AAATGAGTCCTTTTGAAAAAAGCGCCGAAGGGCGCTTTTTTTGTACACTTTGACGATCCGTTTTGTTCAAAACCGCCCATGTCTACCCGATGGCTACCCGCCGAAACGCCTGGGGCGCAAGGGCTTGCGGGTTTTCCGAGAGGGTCGCCGTCTACCCTTCCGTCTACCCATTTTTTCGCGCCGATCCCCGAAACACCTGCCATTGCTGCGAAAATTTTTGAAATTTCCGAAAATGTATGAGGATACGATATCCCCATACAAAGAAGGTGATTTCTTGCCATGCTATCATCCGCTTAAAGCTTTTGTCTTAGGTGAAAAAGATGGTAAACGCTTGCTCAAGGTGACGTGTTATGAGGTAGACCATCTTGAGCGTTCTGGTGAAGGTTTTGCTTGTTGTACGCATCCTGCTTATGGTCGTCCTGGTGATGTTACCGAGTTTATCGAGATTCCCTGCGGAAAGTGTTCCGGCTGTCGTCTCCAGCGTTCGCGTGAATGGGCTAACCGATGTATGCTGGAGCTTGAATATCACAAGTCCAGTTATTTTGTAACGCTTACTTATGATGATGCTCATGTTCCGATTCACTACTATTCCGACCCCGAGACTGGCGAGGCCCTGCCGAGTATGTCTCTCGTGAAGCGTGATTTTCAGCTTTTCATGAAGCGTCTTCGAAAGAAGTTTGGTGAAGGTATTCGCTTCTTCGCTTCTGGCGAGTATGGTTCTCAGACGTTTCGTCCGCATTATCATGCCATCATCTTTGGATTGGAGCTTGATGATCTTGTTCCTTATAAGCGATCTGCGCAAGGTTTTCAGTATTTCAATTCTGCTTCTCTTCAAGACGTCTGGCCTAATGGCTTTGCTGTTGTTGCTCCGGTGACCTGGGAGACCTGCGCTTATACTGCTCGCTATGTCATGAAGAAGCTCACCGGCCCTGAAGCTGAGTTTTACGAGAACTTTAACATTGTTCCGGAGTTTTCGCTTATGTCTCGCAAGCCTGGTATTGCCCGGCAGTATTATGAAGACCATCCTGACCTATATGAACATGAGTTCATCAACATTTCGACTGAGAAAGGAGGAAGGAAGTTTCGACCTCCGAAGTATTATGATAAATTGTTTGATCTCGATTATCCGGAAGAATCTGCCAGGCTTAAAGCTGTTCGTCAGAAGATGGCAGCTGAAGCTCAGAAAGCGAAATTACAGAAAACCACACTTAGTTATTTAGACCAGCTTGCCGTTGAAGAACGCAACCAGCTGGCCCGAATAAAATCATTGAAAAGGAGTTGTATCTAATGCGTAAGAAAATGCGTCCCAAGAAAGACAAGAAGGTCTTTCGTCGTACTGCTGCGAAGTCCAAGAAGATCAACATCAATCCGACTGTTTTCCGTGGAGGTATTCGACTGTGAAGTGTCCGTTTGATTATCCCGATTACGATTGTCCTTATGAGGACGATCCAGATTTAACATGTGAAGAATGTGAGGTTTTGAAATGAAATATGGTGTTTATTCTATCCGCGATGCCCGCACGGGCTTTCTTCCGCCTACGGTAGATCAGAACGATTCTTCTGCCATGCGGAATTTCGCTCATGCTTGTATGCAGAAGGAAAGTCTTCTGTTTTCCCACATTGAGGATTATTCCCTTTGTAAGATTGGTGAGTTTGACAACGAGACCGGCACGATCTCGACCCAGCTCCCCGAAGTCATTCTTGATGGTACGTCTATTCAGAGAAAGGATGTTTGATTATGTATGATGAAAATTTGGGATTCTCTACTCAGTTTCGTCCGCGAACTCGTTTCATTTCAAATGGAGGTCAGCGCGAACGGATTTTATATCAGCCTATGTTTGATGAAAATGGAATTATGGATCTCGTTGAAGCTGGACGAGAAGATCTTTACGATTTCATTCAATCCCACGCTGATTCTGTAGATATCCATGTTCTTTTGGCTCGATTTCAGAACGGCGACGTTGACGCGCTTTCGCGTGTTCAAGGCGCTTATGGTGATTTCACCAATATGCCAACGTCTTATGCTGAGCTTCTGAACAGGGTCAATGAAGGTCAGAGCTTTTTCAATTCTCTTCCTGTGGATATTCGCGCAAAGTTTAACCATAACTTTGCGGAGTTCATGGCTGGTATGGACAAGCCTGATTTCCTCGACAAGCTCGGAATCAAGCCCGAGCGAGAGCCCGACCAGTCCCAGCAGGAGGAAAAACCGGCTGTTGAGCCGAAAAAGGAGGTTACGGAATGAATCGTAATGTTGAATCACATTTCGCGCTTAATCCCACAAACATTGATATCCGGCGTTCGACGTTTGACCGTTCGCATTCTCTTAAGACTTCGTTTAACGTTGGTGACATTGTACCTTTTTTTGTTGACGAAGTACTACCGGGAGATACGTTCAACGTGGACACATCCAAGGTTGTGCGTTTGCAGACGCTGCTTACTCCGGTCATGGATAACATCTACCTCGATACGTATTTCTTCTTCGTACCGAATCGGCTTACTTGGTCTCATTGGAAGCAGTTCAACGGCGAGAATACGGAATCTGCGTGGATTCCTCAGACAGAGTATGAAATTCCTCAAATTACTGCTCCTGCTGATAGTGGATGGTCTGTTGGAACTATTGCCGACTATCTCGGTGTGCCTACTGGCGTTCCTAATCTTTCCGTTAGTGCTCTTCCCTTCCGAGCTTATGCCTTGGTCATGAATGAGTGGTTTCGTGATGAAAACCTATCTGACCCGCTCGTCGTTCCCGTCGATGATGCTACTGTAGTTGGTGTCAATACTGGTACGTTTGTGACTGATGTTGCGAAAGGTGGTCTTCCCTATAAGGCCGCCAAGTATCACGACTATTTCACAAGCTGTTTGCCGTCTCCGCAGAAAGGCCCGGATGTTCTGATTCCTTCGGCTACGTCCGGCGAGTATCCTGTTGTTACTCGTGCTACTCGTATTGATCCTGATGTATTGGGTAGTGTTCCGTACTCTGCTTATTCTTCTTCGACTTCCACTACAAATAAAACTGGTACTATTAAATTTGAGTTTGCGTCTGGCTCAAATTTGGGTGTTCAATCTGGAGATGGTTCTCAGTATACGTCCAGTGGTTTTCTTCCTTTGATCGATAATATGTATGCTGTTTCTTCCGGTGGTCTCGGTGCTTCGATTAATCAGCTCCGCATGGCTTTCCAGATTCAGAAGCTCTATGAGAAAGACGCTCGTGGTGGTTCTCGCTACATTGAAATTCTCAAGTCTCATTTTGGCGTGACTTCTCCGGATGCCCGTCTTCAGCGTCCTGAGTATCTCGGTGGTAACCGTGTCCCCATCAATATCAATCAGGTTGTGCAGCAGTCTGCTACGGCTTCCGGCGAGACTGCACAGGGTACTGTCACTGGTATGTCTGTCACTACGGATACGCATTCCGATTTCACCAAGTCTTTCACTGAGCATGGTTTTGTTATCGGCGTTATGGTCGCTCGTTACGATCATACTTATCAGCAAGGTCTTGAACGTTTCTGGTCTCGTAAGGATCGCTTTGATTATTATTGGCCTGTGTTCGCCAATATCGGCGAACAGGCTGTGAAGAACAAGGAGATTTTTGCTCAAGGCCCTGGCGTTAAGGATACTGCTGGTGCTGTCATTGATGATCAGGTTTTTGGTTATCAGGAAGCGTGGGCCGATTACCGTTATAAGCCTTCACGTGTCACCGGTGAGATGCGTTCTCAGTACGCGCAGTCCCTTGATGTTTGGCATTTGGCTGATGACTATTCTGCTCTGCCTATGCTTTCGGATTCTTGGATTCGTGAGGATAAGACGAATGTAGATCGTGTGCTTGCTGTCACGTCCGCTGTCAGCAATCAGCTCTTCGCGGATATCTACATTAAGAACCGGACTACTCGTCCGATGCCGATGTATTCTATCCCCGGTTTGATCGACCATCATTGAGAGGTGATTTTATGACTACTGGTAAGGATGCTTCTCAGGTTCAGAGCGTGCCGGCTGTCGGAAATTTGGATTCTGCTCTTTCTCGTATTACTCGGACTGCTTCAGAAAATACCGCTAAAAGCGCTCAGATGGCTTCTGAGCAACGCGATTGGCAGGAGCGTCAAAATGCCTTGGCTATGCAGTTCAACGCTCAGGAAGCCGCTAAAAGCCGTTCTTGGCAGGAATACATGAGCAATACTGCTCACCAGCGAGAGATTAAAGACCTTAAAGCAGCCGGTTTGAATCCGGTGCTTAGTGCTATGGGAGGTAACGGCGCTGCCGTTACCTCCGGCGCTACCGCTTCCGGCGTGACTTCTGCCGGAGCGAAAGGTGAGGTTGATACTTCTGCTAATGCTGCTCTTGTGCAAATGCTTGGATCGGTGCTTTCTGCTCAAACCCAGTTGCAAACTGCAAACGTTAATGCACGGACTCAGGAAGCAGTTGCAGAAAAGTATACTGCTATGGAACAGATTGTTGCTCAGATTGGCGCCGATGCTTCTAAGTATGGTGCTCAGATGTCGTATGCTGCGAGTAAGTACGCAACTGATCAGAACATAGCGAATCCCAACGGTCCTTGGGGATTCGCTCGAGAGCTTTTGAAGATGGTTTCCCGTGATGAAGGCTCTGCCGGTCTTGGTTCCTCCGGCAAGTCTCTTTTCAATTCCATTTCTTCTTGGCTTTCGTCTGCTTCCGGTGACGTCAAAAATGCCGTTACTAATTCTGATTGGTATAGATGGCTTTTTGGCGGAGTAAATTCCGGTGGATTTACTCACTTAAAAAATGATGGTAAATTCTGATTAGCTCCCGCCCCCAAGCAAAGGCTTGGGGGCATCTCAGGCCCATTACTCTCTTGATGTAATGGGCCTGAGTGACACCAAGCGCAGCCAAGCGTGAGCGCGGCCAGCGAGTTTAGAGCAGTGAAATAGGACTTGACGTATGCACTCCGACAAGCTAAAATGATAAATAGAAGTATGCACTATCGTAAATAAAAGGAGTATATAAATGCTAAAAATAATTGCTAAACTACTCGGAGTGCTTTTCCTGCTCGGTGTCGTTTTTCCTCTTGTGGTGCTGCTGATTTATTCTATCTGGTCTCAGATTCTGTGATTCTGTGATGGGGATACGATACTCTCGACCGGAGCGAATGGGGCGCTCGCCCTGGGCACGCAGCAGAGACACCAGGTCGGTATTCTGCGCCCGCGCCTTTTCCTCCGGCGTAAAATAGATAAATTTAGCCATTCTTTTTCTCCGTA